ACCCGCATTTACTAATTGATCTCTTTCAACTTCACCCTCAGGTATTTCTGATAAATCATCGGCTAATGCAGAGGCTACATCAATCCCAACTTGTTCATTAAGAGTATCATATGTTAAAGATCCAACCCCTGCACCGACTGTACCACCAAGAATTGATTGTACTTCTGTTTTAAGTAAAGGACCTCTGTAAGCTCTTGATAATGGATCAACTAATTTTCCAATACCTCTAATTGCACCTCCAAATAACTTAAATCTACCTGGTAATCTATCAGCTATCTTTACTGCCTGTTGTGCAAAAAATCCTGGACCCTTACCAAATAGCTCCCCTTTCTTTGCTGCATTGAAAATTTTCTTTCTATTTGCAACGTAAGGATAAATAGAGCCAGTTATATCACCAACTAATTCATAAGTTGGTTGACCAACACCAGTTGATGCTTTTAATGGATCTTGTAAAAATTCTTTTTCAGAAACTATTTCTTGCGTTGCACCCTCTCTCATATCAGACAGTTCACGCATTTTAGGACCTTTTAATCTGCCACTATCAATTAATCCATCAATAATTGCTCTTTGCTCTGCATTAAATTCATTTGGATTTAATGTTCTATCATCTAATTTTTTTTGTAACTTATCTAGTGTGCTCATAATTATAAATTAGGAAATGCTTTTTTGAAATCTTCTTCAGTCATTTCTTCAATTTTTTTCTGTTGTTTTTTTAATTCTTGACTCTCTAAACGACCCATTGAATCCAATGTTGAGCCCGGTGGTAATAAACCATAAGCTATTCTCTCGTTTAATAAGTATTGAGACGATCCACCAGCTCTTTCATATAATCTTTCTTGTTGTCTAATGTCATCAAGAATTGTTTCAGCTGTTGCAGTTAAAGAAGCTATAACATTTTTTTCACCTCTTAGTAATGGAAATACTTTTACAAGACCTTTTGCCATTTCAATATCTTTTTGTGTCAATCTATCTTTAGATTTTAGAGAGTTTGCAAGTTTGTAAACAAGCACAGTTTCATTAATAGCAAGTCTTTCGTAGTCAAGTGTGCTTCCACCTTTTAATTTATCTTTAGCGTCATCTAATGCGTTTTCATATACCTTATCAAATTTACCAAAAGTTTTGTTTAAATATTTTTCTGCAGCTTGTTTAGTTTCGAACTCTCCCGAGTTGACTAATCTTTGTGCTGCTTTGGAACGTTCTAACTCAAACATTGCTTTACCAGACGTTTTAAGTTCTTTTTCAGTATTTCCAGTTGGTTTAGCAAAATCAAAAACATCACTTAAGGCTTCTGATAAACGGCCTCCATATAATCCAACAGCACCTGTTACACCACCTCTAGCTTTACCCTCAGTGATAATTCCTAAAGATCTGTTGATTAAATTCACAGCAGCATATTTACCTGCTATGTCACCAGCTAATTCTAAAGTTTCTTTGTTTTGATCTTTGTTAGGAATAAAATTTAATGATGGGTCAACAGTTGTGTAAATATTTTGACCTCTACTGTCTACTGTGCCTGTTGCTATTCTTTTTGTACCATCTTTTAACATTATTCCTGGTACGTTAGTAATTCTACCGTTAGAGTTTTGTATTTGTATTACACCAATTTCTTCTACATCTGGCATTGTATAACCCTCATTTTGAGCCTTTAAGAAGTCTGTTGAAAATTCTAATGCTCTACCCATTAATTGTTGATCTATTTCATCCTCTTTCATTTTGACCATAACCATATTGTTCACAGCTGGACCTATTGCTTGACCAAACACCTCAAGTGCTCCGCCTATACCTGCTTTTTTTGTGGTACCTGTTAATAGTCCAGATGCAAGATTACTTAAAAAAATTAATTTTGCTTGTGAAGATTTACCTTGAGATAGTTCATCTCTAATTTGTCTTGCTAATTGCAGTTGCTCCATTAAAGGGGAATTAGCTCTAACAGCATCAAGATCTGCTGTCGATGTTCCGGTAGCCTTTGCTTTTTGTTCTTCAGCCGCTTTTTTCTGAACTTCACCCAAAGTAGGACCAGTCACTTTTGGTTGTTCTGGTGATGATACTATTGGAAAATCTAATTGAGGATTAGGTGTTACAGCATTCTCTGCGATTTTAGCAGTATCAATAGTTTTGTCCTTACCTATTTGAGTTGTGTTTTGTGGTAATGTGGCTACATCAGTGGTTTGTTGACCTTGCCTTGCTCTTTTTCTTGGTGAAACGGTAAACCCTTGCTCATCTACTTTTGCAATTTCATCTAATGTAATACCACTCGTTTCCCCTCTTCTTGATTTTCTTCTAGCTGTTGCGCCAGATATTGGTTTATCAAATAGTCCTAAAGGTTCTCCTAAATCTTGTGGAAATATGGCTTGTCTTGTTGTGCCTATTGGTTGATTTCTAACATAATCCAATGCTCCTAATCCGAATCTAGCTGCCCCTAAACCTAATCCTATTGTTCTTGTTAATGGAATGGCTGATAAAGCACCAGTTCCTAAAAGATCTACTGCTGTTGCTAAATTTGTATCGTCTTTAATACCTAGTTTTCTTCTTCCCATTTGAACTAAAGGTAATATTCCACCAAACGCAAGTGTTGCAGCTGTTCCTCCTCCAGGTGTAAATCTACCAGTTTTACCTGGTAAAAAAAATTGTCCAGGTCTTTGTGCAAAAGCTCTAATATCACCGATTGCTCTTCTCATAATATTTGGCCTTAATGCAGGTACTGGAGTTCTTGGATTTATTGGTTGATTAGGATTATTTATTGGTTGACCAACCATAATACCAGTTTGTGCGTGTATTGGTTTTATAGCTCCCTTACGTAAAGCTTCTTTTCTGAATAAAGGTCTATTTAATACTTTGTTCATAGTGCATCCTATTTACCGCCCTGTATACCTTGGAAAGCTGTGAATGCACCTAAACCAGTGCCAACCGCTTGTGCCAAAGGACTTGGTTGAGGAGCAGTTGTTGCAGTTATTCCAGATTGAGATTTAGGTCCCGCAGCATAAATGTTTGATAAGAATTCTGCTCTTTGGAAAGGTTCGAAAGATTGTTGTAATGTTGATTGTCTTTGAGCGTCTAAAGCTTGTTGAGCTAGTTGTCTTTGTAATCCTCCAGCACCAAATAATTGACTTAAATCTTGCGCTGCCATTTGTTGTTGCTGTTGACCTGCGCCTAATAATTGTTGACCTGCACTTAAACCTACACGTTGTTGATCTTGAGCTGCTTGTAATGCAGTATTAAAACCTTGTTGTTGAGCTTGTCCTATTTGACTTAATATTCTATCTTGTAATTCTGCTTGTTGAACACCTTCTCTTCCACCTCCAAAGGCTCCTGCTCTAACGGCTTGAGCTGCTAATCTATTTTGCATTCCTGCACCTTGTCTTAAAATTTCATCAGTCACAAATTGTTGAAAAGGATTCATAAATTGAGATATTTGTTGTTGACCAATAGGTGCTGCCGCTCCTAAAATTTGACCTATACCTGCAGTTGTGGTTGGTGCTCCAACTCCTGTTTGTCCGGCAGCCGTTACTCCTTGTTGTTCTAACGCGCTTAATGGTGCAACTTGAATATCAGGTATGTTGACAGGTTTTTGTGCAACCTGTCGTGCAAGATCCATTAATTCTATTTTTCTTTCCTCTATACCAGGAGCTTCCCTTACAAAAGATGTTGTTGTTGACGGTGCTCCACCACCTGACGGTGCGGAAGGTCTTGACCCACCACCTAAAATATTACTTACAAAACTCATTTAAGATCCTTTACTAATTGTACGTGCTTTTTTTCCCAACCCCATTTTTTTGAGACCTTTTCCCAACCAGGTCTTGCCCAAATACATAATCTTTTACAATCATTTTGTTGAGCAAACTTTGTAATCTCCTCTACAAGTTTATCTTCCCATAGTTCTCTTCGTGAGCCAGTGCAAATTACTATCTCTAATTGATTATAATTTGGTAATTCTCCAATCCTTGTTACAGCTATACCAAATACTTTACTGTGTTCTACTTCATCATTACCAAACATAATGAACATTTGCATTTGATCGGTTAATAACAAATCGTATATGTGTTTTGAATCTGCGTATTTACCAGAGTATTTTAATGCTTCAGCAACCATAAACTCTGCGAGTAACCAATACTTTGAAACTTCTGTTGGTTGTACAGGTACTATGCTGACTCTAGGTTTAATTGATCGTGCTGTTTTTGCCATTTTTACTTTCTATAATATCAAAGATTCTTTTGAATCTTCTTTGTTGTTCATAGAAGTATTGGGCACCTTTTTCTCTCATGTCCTTCATACTGTTGGGGTTACCACCAGCTAGGATTCCAGCACCTAATACTCCATCAGCTCTTGTTACAAACTCTCCGTCTGCTAATTGAGCTAACATTGTATCCTCGTCTTTATCTCCATTGCCTGATCCGTCTTCCACGTATCCTGAGGCTCTTACATAATTGTTTGAATCGTTTTCATCATGACTTACTTTTGATGGTAAATAATTTATACCACCTTCATTGAATTTTTTAATTTCTGCTAAACCACCTTCCCTCAAAGTTATTTTGTCCATGGCAATATTACCTAATCTAAAATTACCTTGATTTTTTGGATCTGCTTCAGGAATGTATATACTGTCATATTCTTTTTCTTGTCCAGTAGCAGGATCAATGTATCTAAATCCTCCTCTTTCTCTTTGTAAATCAGCTACTCCAAGATTGTATCCTGGCATGAATATGTCTTGTGGTTTTCTATCAAATGCTCCGCCTAAATAAGAGCCGACTGCTAAAGCTGTTCCTGCTTTAAATGGATCTATTTCATAAGCTAAATCTTTTGTAAGCTCACCCTCTTTAGTTCTTTTTCTTCTCATTAATAATTTTTGTAACATGTTTCTGTTATCAGCTTGCGGTACAGATCCGCCACCAACGTTAACACCTTCTCTTGCTAGAATATCTTTTATAGTTTCCTGCGCTATACCTGTGTCCCCAGTTTCTGCAAGTATTTGAGGATTACCAGCTTGTAACACGTTAGTAGGTTGTCCTTTGAAAAATTGAGGCAGTTGAGGCATGCCTGGTATACTTGTAAAAGGTGTAAATTTATCTGCTGCTGCTTGAAACCCAGGAATGTTTAAAGCCGATCCACCCGATATTAAACCCTTACCACCGTAATAACCTGCAGCGGCTCCTGTTATTCCACCTAATATTCTGTTTAAGCCAGACGCACCTGCATCTTTATTTCTCTTATATCCTTGATAACCACCATAAGCAGCCAAGGCATAAGGTAAGAATTGTAACATTATAAATATACTCCTTTTAGATCTAAATAAAGAATAATACCATTTTACTACTTTAATATCAACTCATCGTGGAAACGACCTTGATATTGATGTTCACCAACGTGAACTATAGCATCGTTAACATAAGCGTAACATTTACCACCCAAATCAGTCCATAATTTACAGAAAGAGAAGTCTTCTCCAAGATAAGTCTTTTCTACAGGATCATGAGTGGTATCAAAAAAGTTCCACATATTAGGTTTATCTACAAATTGACCGTTTATAATAGTTTTTTGGACTATTTTTTTATCAGGATATTCTTTAATCATCTTGTCGATAACTGACCTCTTTATCAACATACAGCCAGTTGGAGCATCTGTTACCTCCATAACTCCTTCTTGTAGATCAATATCTTTAATATTAGGAACTTTCATAGGGTATGTATTTAAAGCTCTCCTAATATCATCAGGTGATTTAATTTGACCCTTCTGCATTTTTTCATATGCCTTTTCCCACATTAAAGTTTTTACTGGATATGGAACTCCAATAATATCTTTATCTGCTTTTAACATAGAAAATACAGATTTTGCCTGAAAGTAAATATCTGAATCAATAAATAATAAATGTGTAGCATCAGACTCCAAAAAACTTGCAACACAAAGATTTCTACCTTGAGTAACTAAGGATGATTTAATCAAAGAAAAACTTAAACCTATTTTCTTTTTAAAACATTCTTGTTGAAATTCTAATAAAGCTTGTGTGTAGTGTATTGATACATCACTATGTACAGGTGTACCAATCAGTATTTTTTGTGAATATTTAGTTTTTTCTTTTACTTTATTTTCTTGCTTTTTCCATAATGGTTTAATAGCTGCACCAAAATCAGATTGTACTTCTACTTTTTGTATGGTTTGGTAAGTATCTTTATTGACATATTTATCGTTTGACATGCACAGCTCCTGTTAAAAAATTAGTCCACTCAGAGCCTTTTCTATCCCAACTATAAAATTTTTTATAAAACTTTTGTTGATCATCCAAATATTTTTGCATCCCGTCCTCATGTAAGTATACTTTTGAAGCATCTATCGCATGAGCAAAAGACTCAGCTAAGAGTTCATGATTTTTAGTATAGTTAACATACACAGGCCATTCTGAACAAGTTTCAGGTAAAGCACCAAAATTTGTTGTAATAACATGTAAGCCCGCAGCTAATGCTTCTAAAGCGGATACACAAAAAGTTTCTTCAAATATTGATGGATAAACAAATAAGTCATAATCTGAAATATGCTCTTTAATATACTCGTGTGATTTGTGACCTATGTAATTAACATTAGGTAAAGATGATGCTTGTTCAAATAAAGGCTTAAAAGCTTTTTCATGACCCTCAGCGAACTCACTGCCATAAACTTGACATGAACTATATACGTCTAATGTAATATCTTCGTTTCTTAACATCTGCATAGCAAGTAATAAAACATTCAATCCTCTCCAAGGTGTGCAGTGATGTATAATTTTAATTGGATCGCCTTTTTTGTATATTTTTCTTTGTGGAAAATTATCAACACCATTTTTAATTACAACGCACTTGTCCTCTGGTATTTGAAAAAAATATCTAAACTTTTCGTAGTTCCAATGTGAGTTAAAAACATACCAATCATACTCATTAAATCTATCTTTATTTAAAAAAAATTCTTGTAAGTTACCCTGATCATATGAATTTTTTTGCCATAGTATGTTTATTTTTTTTGGATCTAATGGAACTTTGCCTGGTATTGAAGTGCATATTTGCACTTTATCTAATAGGTCTTTGGATACGTGTTTTTCTAACAGCTCATGCTGTATCTCAGTTGCGCCTCTAGGTTCCATTTTTTTTAGTAAGTGCTTCTATAGATGCTCTTGTAACTTTAATTTCTAAATCTTGTCTAAAATCATCTGCTGTAGTGTCTGTATTAGGATCTGCTACATCAGCATCAAATTCAGCTTTACTAGCATAAACTTTACCTGTTCTTTTGTGTTTTATAATTTCTTTTGACTCTGCGCGTATCTTAGGTAAATCATTCATATTATTTTTTGACTAAATTGCTTAAGTTGAATGCTATACCATATTTTGGTCCCTTTACCAAGGGTTTTGTTCCATGTTGTAAAATACCAGTAAAAAAAACAAATTTATTTTTAACACATTTAATTGATTTTCTAATTTCTGGAAATTCAACAGTAGTATCAGTATCATTCAAATAAAATATACCAGACCAATGGTTCATATGATTATGTTGTTCTGTAGATTCACCCGTATTCAATTTAAAACCCCAAGCCTCCCTTAACTCCTGATTTGAAAGATTTAAGTCTAAACTACTTAATGATTCAGCTAGCAATTTTAAGAAAGTTTTGTCTTCATTAAAATATTTCCAAGATGTCATTTGACCTTTTACATTTGTCCAATAACTATTATTACCCTCTTTTTTTATGCCTTCTTCAATCGAGGGTATAAAGTAATCATCATAACAATTTTTTATTGAGGACTCTAGAAATACTACTCTGGTTGGGACCATTAAATCGTAATGAGTATGAATAATCATCTGCCTTGTCTGTTGTATTTTTTATACATTCTTTTCTCATTTTTGTTAAGTCTTTTTTTATGTCTACCAGGGCGTTTCTTTCTTGTTGAGCCTTTGTATGTGTTTACTCCAAATAAAGGTTTTTTACCCATTTTCTTGAGATCTATCTATTTGAGCGTAACTAATTATACCTTGTAATTCATTGGCTGTTCCAGCTGTCATTTTTAAAACATCGCTTTCCTCTAAAACTAAAGTTTGACTTATGATGTTAACAGTTGTTGTTGCAGGAATTGGATTACCATGTATTCTAAATGTTGATGAAGCTGAAGAATCAGTTACTTGAACAGATAAATTAACAGGACTACCTGATGTGTTATCTATTTGTATTTGTTTAATTAAACATCTTGCTCCAGATGGTGAGGTAAGAACTGAAGTAGTTCCAGTGCTTGATAAATTTATTCCTGCGTTTTTATATTGAATTGTCATGATAAAAAATAATTAAATGTATCTTGTTCGTTTTTTAATTCTTGTTGATAAGAAGTATTTAACTTATCTTGCATTGTTCGTAAAGACTGATTTATTTGTCTTTGATTTTCCTCGGTATATTGAGTTGAAGGTTCTGGTATAACAATATCTATCCTTGCCATTATCTCATTCCATCAGGTTGTATGTCGGCTCTAAATGTGCCATATCGCCAACTTTCATTAGTTGTTGTGTTCTCAACTTTTAAACTTGCAAATCTCGATCTAGCTCTAGTGTCAACTTTTTCTGTTGAGCTATTTATTGTAAAAGGTCCTAATGGAGAAGATGCTGCTGTTTGAGCAGGAAACCTTTTTAAATTAATTGTTATTCTCGCATTACCTTGTAATACTTTAAAATCAGGAATAAATCTTCTTATGCTCATAAACATTTGCCCATCTCCACCTACATTTAAATCAAAATCTCCTGATTGAATAAACGCTGGGATAGCTGTTCTAGCACCAGCTGAATCAACCTGATCTGTACCAGTTTCATGCTGATAATATATCGTAGCACCGTTTACGTTTGTTACTCCCTGAATAGTTGGAAAAGTAGGAACAGAATTAGGTTCAAACTCTGTTGCATATACATTTGAATACAAAGAGGCATCCATCCAAGTTGTTCTATTCAATGATCCGGTAGCCCATATTCCATCTTGATAATTATATGTTACACATCTATCTATTTGATTGCTGCCGCTTTTTGCATAAAACCATGTGATTTCTTCATATAAATGATTAAGCCCTGCATACACGGATTCACCTTCGTCAAAATTAATTCCTAAATTATCACCTGTTGTTTTGAAAACAAAATCTTCAACTAGACATGGTAATGACTTTACAGTACCATCATAAACAAAAAATCCACCTGACTCACCCATCCAGTAAACAGCACCATTTACATATCTAATAGAGTGTTGACCTATAGCTCCGCAATTAGATCCTACTTGTCTGATTGAAAAAGTAAATGGAGGTCCTACAAACTGCATCACATATGCTGAAGTATCCGTTAAAATAAATGTATAATCCTTACCTTTTACAGCACCCACTATTTTAGTTCCTGAATCCAATCTAATAGAACCAGCGGTGTTTACAGAGGTAGGAGTATAATCAGTTATATCTTCTTGATCTGAAAATCTTATGAATAATTTATCTTGAGTAGCACTTGAACCTATGGTTGTTTGTGTTCCAAACATTATTAAATGTCTATCTCTGTCAGACACTAATGACATGACAGAATTAGTAGGAGCATTAGATATTACTACAGCTCTCGTAGTCAAAGCATTAGGATCTGCATTGATAGGATTCCAAGAAAAAGACTTACCATTTTTAACTGTTGCAATTAATTGTTCTCCAAAATTATCTAATGACCAAGATGCAGGATCTATTGCTAAAGTGGATGTTAATGAAGCCTGACCCCAAGCTGTAAAAAACTGAACTGAAGCACCTGAGGAATGAGCAGATCTCGTTCCAGCAGCGGCCCTTGTAATTCCAGTTAAGTCATTTGATGAAACTCCTGTATAAGATATAAACTCTGCACCGACTTTTATAGTTCCTGAGGTTGGAAAACCCGTTGTTGATGCAAGAGTGATTGATGTTC